ACAAACTCAAGTTTATATAATCAAACTTATTCAAAAGTTATTGATCAAAACGCTATTCAGAATAACGATCCTGTAAGAAATAAAATGGAAGTTAGACATATTAGCGGAGCAACATATAGTGACATTATTATTTCTTGTTTACTTGATTACGGTGAGCCAGATGACCAAGAGGCATTTGACAACAGTGTTGATATGAACGGAAATTTTGTTTTTGACGAATTAGGGCTTAAATGGTACAATCCAAACGGTGACGGTAAATTACTAACACACGTGGTATTCCACCCTGTACAGAAATCTTTGAACAGATTGTTACAAATTGATTACACAATTAGAGTTCAGAGTTTAACTGGTTTTACTGAGGTATAACAGATGCCATATATTGTTAATTTTACAGATAGCGAAAATAAAACACCCATAACGGTATATGACAATACTTCTAGTCAAGATACTAGTTTAACATTTCCTGGTCGTAACGTTACTGGCTATGGTCAGATTATTGCTGAAAACTTTTTAAGTCTATTAGAAAATTTTGCTAGTGCTACTCGACCAATTAATCCTGTTGAAGGTCAGTTATGGTATGATACAGAAAATGGTGTTTTACAATTATGGGATAACACCAATTGGAAAGCAGCATCAAATATTCAAAAATCTCCTGTTGAACCGAGTGTAGAAAATTCTAAAACTGGAGAACTATGGGTTGATACTACAAATCAACAGTTGAGAATTTATACAGGTACACGTTGGCTATTAGTAGGTCCAAGTGAAAGTGCTATTGACGGTTTAAGATATGGACCAGCAGTTGAAAGAATAGTTGATAGTGATAACATTGACAAAAATATTTTAGTATTTTATATTGCTGACATTCCAGTTATTATTATTTCTAAAGATACATTTACACCTAAAATTGATATCGCCGGTTTTGATCAAATCAAGGCTGGACTCAACGTTGCAACACCAGCAGACGACAGCGAAGCAGCATCATTTGCAAGTATATTCCAAGGCGGCCTGTTACCTAAATTGTTTGGTACAGCATCAAACGCAGATGCATTAAATGTTGGTGGAGTAGAAATAGCAGCCGGTAAATTTTTAAGAAGTGATACAGTTAACACAACTGAATTTGGAATAAATGTAAGAAACAATGCAGGTCTTACAATTGGTATCGATGGAAATTTCAATGTACAAACTTCATCTACCGCAGCAAAAATCTACAATTCATCTTCAGGTAGTTCCATTGACTTACAAACAAATAGAAACGGAGTTCCGACTACAATTTTACGAGTATTAGATAATCGTATTGGTATTAACGTTGCTGCTCCAGATAACGAATTAGATGTTGACGGTACAATTTCAGTAACAGGACAGTTATTGATTTCCGGAACGTCGGAAACTACAAACTTAGCCACAGGAAGTATTGTAACACAAGGTGGAGTTGCAATTAATAAAAACCTATTAGTGGCTGGCGGATTTAAAGTAAACAGCACGTCAATTACACGAAACATTGAACCTGTTGAAACTAACACATACGATTTAGGCACAACAACAAATAGATGGAACAATATTCGTGCAAAAACAATCACAGCAGACGAAATTGTTGGTACTATTAATGGTAATATTACAGGTAATGCTAACACAGCAACAAACTTAAAAAATGTAACTAGTTTCTCGATGACTGGTGACGTTGTTTCTCCTGCTATTACATTTGACGGACAGGTAGGAAGTTATTCAAAAATATTCAATACACAACTTACCGCTAACATTGTTAAAGGTAAAACATCAGTAACTAATTCACTTGATACTGACCAAGTACTTGTTTATAGATCATCTGCAGAATCTGCAGGTGCAACTGGTCTAGTTAAGGCAGACAGAGACACGTTTGTAGGAGACCTTGGTGTTCCTATCGGAACAATATTTCCTTATGCAGGTGCAAATGCCCCTAATGGATATTTGTTCTGTGATGGTGGTGAAGTTGAAAGAACTAAATTTCCAGAGTTATACGATGTAATTGGAACAAGATATAACGGTACGGAACCATTGAATGGTGTTAACACTTATCGTGTTCCAGATCTACGTGGTAGATTTGCACTTGGTAAACACAATATGGATAACAATATTGAAGTTCCAACAAGTACTGGTGGATTTGTTGATAATGGCGGAGGTGAACCAGTTCCAGCAAGAGTTTCGGGTACAGAAGCAAGTACACTAGCAGCAGCAAGTGGTGCAAGTACAGTCGGATTAACATTAGGTAACTTACCAGACCACGAACACGATATGCAGGCTAATGGTATTCAATATGCAGGTGTTAGAGTTGACACAGCAATTACTCCTCCAGGCGTTACAGGTCAAGGACCAACAGCACCAGGACAGGCTCAGTATTTGCAATCATCTGGTAATATTAAGAAACCAAGCGCAGATTTTACATTAGGAAGTCCAGTAGGTATTATGAATCCGTTCTTAACGTTGAACTATATTATTAGATCTGGTCCACCTAAATTTACAGCGGAATAATAGGAAAAACGAATGGCATATCAGATAAACAAAACAGACGGAACAATAGTAGCAACAGTCGCAGACGGACAAGTTGATACTATCAGTACCGATATTACTTTAATTGGTAAAAACTATAGTGGATTTGGTGAAGCACTTAATGAAAACTTTATCAAATTGTTAGAAAATTTTGCCGGTACATCCATTCCTGAACATCCTATTAAAGGCCAAATTTGGTTTGACTCAACAGAATTAAAATTAAAAGTTTATAGCGGAACTGCATTTGTTCCGGTTAGTTCTGCAACAATTTCAAACACACAACCTAGTACATTAGGTGTTGGTGACTTGTGGTTCAATGATGTTGATAAACAATTATATTTCTTTGATGGTACAGATACTATTCTATTAGGACCTGACTACTCAGTTAATCAAGGACTAAGTGGATTAAGAGTTTCAAGTATACTTGACTCATTAAACCAAACACGAGTTATTACATCTTTATATACTAATGGAATTTTATTAGGAATCTTTAGTAAAGATTCATTTACACCTAAAAACAATATTGAAGGATTTAGTGGAGACATTGGTCCAGGATTTAATCAAGGAAGTTTAACAGGTATCAAGTTTAAAGTAACTTGTACAAACTCAGAACAACTTGGTTCTGTATTAGCAACACAGTATGTTCGTAAAGACACAGCAAACACTTTGCTTAATGCATTAAGAGTTGAAAGTGATCTTGGTGTTGTTGTTGGTGGAGCAGGACAAGGTAACTTTACAGTTGATAGCGGTAATGTTAAACTATCAAACTCATCAACTGATAAACAATTAATTATTGATGTACGTAAAGGTATTACACAGGAACCTGCAATTGTAATTGATGCAGGAAATAGAACTATTGATCTTTATGATGGTTATTCTGACAGTGTTGTTACACTTGGTGGAGATATGACTGTCAAGGGTGATGTTACTATTAATGGTATACTTACAATTAATGATGGCGAAATTGCTCGTGTTAGAGAAACAAGTTTAGAAATTGAAGACAAATATATTGTCCTTGCACAAACCGGAGACAGCGGATCTAATTCAGATATTATTGCTGACGGTGGCGGAGTAATTCTAAAAGGAACAAGCGACCACGTGTTTATGTGGTCAAACTTAGGCTTACCAGGAACACCAGAATATCCAGCACTTGCTGCACAGGCTTGGACATCATCAGAACATATTAATCTTGCATCAGGAAAAGCATTTAAAATTAACGGCGTTCCGATTGTAGATTCTACAACATTCTATGGTACCACAATTCCGAATGTTACTAGTTTCGGTTCGCAGAACGTTGTTAACATTGGTCCAGGCATTCCACCAGTTGCACAATTGCGTCTTGAATCAGATGCAATTAGTAACAAACCTAGAATTAGTACACTGAGCGGAAACTTAGATCTTGAACTTGCTCCTCACGGAAGCGGAAACGTTTCTCTGATAGGCTCTCCGAAGATTGTGGGAATGGCGGATCCAACAAATCCACAAGATGCAGCAACTAAAGAATATGTTGACGACACCGTAGAAACAAGAACCGTACATTTCAGTATGGACTTATCTGACGGTAAACCAAATTCATATATTGCTACAAACGTGTTAGCGAATCTAGCACCTGCTGGAGAATACAGAGATGGAACTATTGCAAAAATTTTATGTACTATTCTAAACTCTAGTGCAGGTACTGTTGATGTTAACGGTAATTTAAATATTGCAACTAACACTTTCAATACACCATCAGGTACAGGTCCTGCTGTAACAGCGGTTGCTGTGAATCCAGTTCCAGGTCCTGCAATTTCTATCAACGTAACAAGAATTATCAAGACGTTCCAGTTACTTGCTGGTAATTGGACACACGTCTCTGATGTGGTATTGCCGTAATGAGGAACTAGGAGCGTATAAATGGCTTATGTAATTAATAGAAGTGACGGAACAGCGATTGTAACTCTTGAAGATGCTACAGTCGATAACAGTACCAGTCTTACTTTAGTAGGAAGAAACTATATTGGTTATGGTGAAATCCAAAACGAAAACTTCCTTTTCCTCTTAGAAAACTTTTCAAATGATTCTGCGCCTTCAAGACCTATTTCAGGTCAAGCGTGGTTTGACAGAAATACCAACACTCTAAAAGCATATGACGGAGACAAGTGGGTTGAAGTTGGTGCCGCGGCACTATCAGACACACCACCACCTGCACCACCAATTGGTGCTTTCTGGTTTAAAACACCTATAGGAACTCTACACGTATGGAATGGTGTTCAGTGGGTATTCATCGGACCTGAAGCAGCAGAAGGTGCTGGAATAACAAGAGCTCAGTCAACAACTATATTATCTGATTCAAATATAAGATATCCAGTTATTAAAGTCTATGTTAACGCAGTGTTAACAGGAATTATTGCTGCTGCTCCATTCACAATTAGTACAGGTGATCCTCAACCAGGATTTACTAGTATACGTGCTGGTTATAATATGGCAGCAGGATTTGAACTTACTGGAGATGTTGAAGGAACTGCTGCTAGAGCTGATCGTTTAGCCCATCCAAGATTAATTAATGGTGTTTCTTTTGATGCTGGTAGTGATATAACAATAACAGCCTCAACTACAAAAAATCTTCGCGCTGGTGATTACCTAGTAGGAAATGATTTTAATGGTAGTGTTGTTGAAACTTGGGACGTAGATGCAACGGCTAATAATACAATTGGCAAAGTAGTAGCAAGAGATTCTAGTGGTGATTTTTCAGCAGGTACTATCACAGCAGATTTAATAGGTGATGTACAAGGTAATGTTAATACATCAACAGGTATCAGTCAGTTTAATGAAGTACACGCAAGTAAATTTGTAGGTGCTATACTAACAGGTAATGCTAATTCTGCAACAAGGTTGGCAACACCAAGAAATATTAATGGAGTTGCGTTTGATGGAACAACTGATGTAACAGTTTCAGCAGATGCAAATACTTTAACAGGAACCAATTTGCATAATACTGTTGTAACTTCTAATTTACAAAGTGTTGGAAATCTTGTTAATCTTGACGTTATTGGTGACATTGTTGTTAATAGCGATTTAACCTTATCAGCAACAACAGATGCTGAAATTTATGCGAACAGAGTTTTAAAACTAGGAGCGAATGATTCTGCAGATTCTGCAACATTAAAAATTATTTCTCCAGATGCAGCCGTAACAGATGGTATTGGCCCACGCGGTGCATTGATGCCAGAAACTAATCTAGATGTTGATTTAGGTAAATCAACACACAAATTTAATAATGTATATGCAAATACATTCATCGGAGATCTAAACGGTAATGCAAGTACAGCAACTAGTGCAACAACATCGGTTAATATAACTGGAGGCGCCGCAGGCGCAATACCTTATCAAAGCGCAACTGGTACTACACAGTTTGTACCATCAGGTGTAGCAGGTTATGTTTTAAGATCCGGAGGTGCTGGAGCACCTGTTTGGGGAGCATTAACATTTGCAACACTAAACGTTGGAAATTATTTAACAGGTTCTAATTATGACGGTGTACTTGCAACAACATTGAATGTAGATGCTGATTCAGCAAACACAGCCAATAAAATAGTAGCAAGAGATGCTAACGGAGATTTTGCAGCAGGTCAAATTACAGCAAATCTAGTTGGTAACGTTACAGGTAATACAGTCGGAACTCATACAGGAAATGTTGTAGGTAATGTAACTGGAAATGTTGTAGGTAATCTAACTGGAACTGCAACTAATGCAACTAATGCTTTTTATAGCACTACACAACCTTTAGCAACAAGTAATACAACGGTCGCAACAACAGAATTTGTTCAACAGGCAATTAATGCTTCAAGACCAAGAACAATGACAGTGTCAGGACCTGCACCAAATACAACTTCACCTGATTCTCAGTATATAGATTTAATTCAAGCATACATTCCTGCTAATACAGTTTCATCAGGAACCACATTTGAATTAATTATTAATTACGTCTATGCTGGAACTTCAAGTTCGTTTAGTGCAAGTAGATGGATTCAAGCATACAGATGGGGTACTGCAAGTATTAGTAGTACTACAACCATTTACCAAAGCGGAACCGGATACAAATTAAGATATAGTTCTAACGGAAGTAATTGGTCATATACAGGAATTTGGAGTTACGTGTAATGGCAAAGGTATCTTTGATACCTAACTATTGTAAAAATGCTGACAAGATAGTTGAGTTAGCAGAAAAATATGAGGACAAATTTTTTGTCCGCAGGCCGGGAGAGCAGTATAACTTTGTTACTGCATACGGTGAGAGTAGTTTAAAAAGTATGTTCCGTTGGAATATGCCTGAGGATTTAAAGGAATTAATTTACGAATCAATTCCTGAAGAAGATAGAGACTGTGATGGTTTTTGTATTAACAGATACGATCCGGGAGACTATCTTAAGAAGCACAGAGATAGTGTTGGGGGATATTGGAAGTTTAAACTGATATTTCTTAGAGCAGATGCTCCACACTTTGTCTGGTATGACGAGGAAGATGAAGGAAGTTTTGTGTTAGAAGAGCCGGGTATGCTTATAGATATGCCAGTTAATCTACCACACGAAGTAACAAAGATAGAACAAAACGAAAGACCTAAATTTAGTCTTGCGTTAAGTTGGGGAAGAATACAATGAGTGATATGAAAAGAATGATATTGGTTTTTAATAAAGATGGATCCCAGGTCATATCTGCCCAACCTTATGACGAAACTTTTGAAAGCGGTTTAAAAGCAGGAGGAGTTAAGCATAAGGTATTATTCTATGATATTGAGAATGATTATTATTGGGGTGATTATGACAACGGCGGTATTAGATCGCTTAATGATCAACCTTTATTAGAAGAACTTGCTATTGATGAGTTAACAAACAAGAGAATTTTAGCAAAATATCCTGTACACAAGCAGGTTAATATTATTGCAGAATGCCTAGCAGCAGCGGGTATTCCTCTTACACCGGAATTTACGGAAATGCGAGACTTTATCAACGCAAAAGTAGCGAATCATAACCAAGCAATACAGTCTTATAAGGACAATCCGGACGTTTACAGTTTCTTCCCAAAACCTCCGGCACCCGTAGAAGAGTGATGTGGATAAATACAACAGTAAACTAGGAAAAAGCAACGATGGCATACCAAGTAGATAAATTTAACGGAACGTTTTTAACATCAGTAGAAGACGGTACAATTGATACCACTACTGATCTTCGCTTTGTAGGTAAAAATTATGCTGGTTATGGCGAAGTACAGAATGAAAACTTTCTACACTTATTAGAGAATTTCTCAAATACTACCCCTCCACCAAAGGTTATTGAGGGTCAAGTTTGGTATGACAATGCAAATAAGAAATTAAAGTTTTATGATGGTTCTAAATTTAAAACTGCAACCGGTGCAGAAGTTAGTTCAACAGCACCAAGCGGTTTAGGAACTGGTGAACTTTGGTGGGACACATCTGCTAAACAGTTATATTCTTGGTCAGGAACAGAGTTTGTTCTAGTAGGACCAGAATCTTCACCAGACTTAGGAGCCAGCGGTGTTACAGCACAAGTTGTAAAAGATACAGGTAATACTAACCATAGTATTTTAAAGTTTCAGGCTGGCGGCAAAGTAGTTGGTATAGTTTCTCAAACAGCATTCACCCTTAACTCCACAGTTAACCCAATTGAAGGATTTTCTTTAATTAAGAAAGGTTGGACTTTAGTAGACACAAATTCGGTCGGTGTAACAGCAAATGATTTTGTTTACTGGGGTAATGCATCTAATGCTCTTAACTTAGGTGGTATTGCTGCTGATCAATTCTTACAAAAAGGTTCTATTTCTTTTACAGAAGAAATTAAATTTCCTGATGCCGGTGTTAAAATTGGCGATCAAAATGATATTAGAATTAGAGTTGAAAACGATGATGAAATAGTTTTTGAAAGTGTTCTTGGTAATCCTATGCAGTTTATTGTTACTGAAGATGGATTGACTAGAAGAAATGTTTATAATGTTAACATTCAAGGGGTTGATCCAGGTGTTAACAACACATACAGATTGGGAACGGCTGGCCTTGCTTGGCAGTCAGTTACTGCTTCTACTTTTAATGGTAACCTTACTGGTAATGTGACAGGAAACACAACAGGATCTCATACAGGAAACTTGTTAGCCACTGATACACAAATAATGGTTAATGCCACATCAAAAGAAATTGGATATCCTTCTGCAACATTAAAAGGAACATTATTTGGTTCAGTTCAAGGTAACTTAACAGGTACTGCTTCTAATGCTAGTGCATTAAACAGTATTCAACCAGATGTCAACATTCCTGTAAGTGGAACTAGTATTCCTATTAGAGATGCAAGTGGTAACATTTATGCAAACAATTTTATTGGTGTAGGAAGTAAAGCAGACAGAATTAAGATTGATAATACTGCAACTGACACTGATCCAGATTATAAATCAGCAAAAACAACAGCATCTGCAAATACTATTGCTGCAAGAGACAGTGCAGGCGATATTACAGCAAACTTATTCAAAGGTACAGCAACAGCAGCAAGATATGCTGACCTTGCTGAGAAGTATCTTTGTGATAAAGAGTATTCAGTTGGTACAGTGGTAGCCGTAGGTGGCGCCCTAGAAGTAACAGCGACCAAAGAAGGTGACAGAGCAATTGGCGTAGTGTCAGCTCAGCCTGCATTTATGATGAACTCACACCAAGAAGGTGGAACCTATATTGCCTTAAAAGGAAGAGTTCCTGTTAAAGTAGTAGGTAGAGTTTCCAAAGGCGACAAACTCGTCGCAACAAATGATGGTAGTGCCAAGCGTTCAAATAGTTCACCAGATGTCTTTGCTATTGCTTTAGAAGCAAGTGAAGACACATCAGTAAAACTAATTGAAGCAGTGGTACTATAATGGCAACAACCGGTTCAGATATTCTATCAACAGACATAAACACTCTACAAAACAATACTGTAGAAGTGTTAGGTAACGGAAGTGGTAGTTATGGCTATGGCCAAAACACTGAAAGTTCACCTATTCTGTCTGGTCAGACAATTTTAAAAGATCACTTTGACAGAATAAGATTTGATCTAACATCAATTTTTGTTCATCAAACAGGAGTTGTTCCGTCTGCACAACTAGCATTAACAACGACTCCCATTAAAGCAGGCGCAGGCGATCCTATTAATCAATATGCTTCTTTAGCAAACACTGCTAGAAACAATAGATTTGATGTTGCACCTAGTCAGTTAACAATTACTTCTATTGGTACAAAGACATATACAGGTTCTTGGGGAACACAAGCAGAAGCAGTAATTAATTTGTCTTTTGCTACAGCAGATGAAGCAAGATTCTTTTTTAACACAGGAAGTAAAGTAAGGGTTACAGCAAGTAGAACCGGCGGAACTGTAACTTCTCAAAATAATGCCTGGACAAATATTTTAGATAATGCAGGAGAAATAGTGTTTGGAGCAAATACTAGTCCTACAGTGAATTATTATACGTTAACAAACAGTTATCAAACATTCTATCTGCTTTCTACAAGCACTCCTTACAGTGCTAATAATATTAATCTAGCAGCGAAGTGTAATGTTGCAAACAACGCAACAGGATCAGCAACTAGTGTTGATATTAGAATTAGATTAAGTGATGATTATGTTGATTTAGGACCTCCGGCTCCTGGCGATGTGGTTGACGGAACTTTGGAAATTGTCGCAGAAGAGTTAAAAGCGTCGGGTGTACTACAACCTAGTCTAGATCCATTTACGGTTAATTCCCCTACATTCACGTTTTCAAACATTACTGCTACATAATTTTCAACTAATAAATAGTTTTGAGGTAATTTATGGCCGCAGTTTATTCGACAATTAAAGCAGATGATTATAACATTATGCAACAGAAGGTATCTAATGTCTTAGGTATCGGTTCTGGTCAAAGCGGCTGGGGTCAACCTGTGCAAAGCACGCCTGTTACAACTTCTAATGCTGTCACAATCAACGAATTTAACAATCTAAGATACGACATTATTAATTCTTATGTACACTTGTACAATGCAACACCTTCTGTAAACAGTTTGTTTGAAGGTGAAAAGGTAAGATTTAATGCTTCTAATCAGCCTGTAAGTTACTGGGAAACAATTGCTAATGATATTGTAGCAAAGAAAAATCAACTAGCAGTTGCAGGACAAAGACGAACAGTTAATCACGGAACAGCATCACAAACTTGGCCAGGATCACTAGGTGTTAACTGGTCCGACGGTCTTTACTGTATTGTAACAGTAGAGTTTTTGTCTGGAGAAGATGCTAGAAAATTTTTTAATTCTGGCAGTACTATTGATTTTACCAGCAGTAGAACCAGCGGTGCTACTACAAATCAAAACGCTAGTTGGACCTCACTACTAAGCACAGCAGGAACACAGCAATTTGGTGGTAATACTCCTGGAACTGGAACAAGTCCTTCAGACGGAACTAACTTTTTTAAATTACAAAGTACATTTGGAACACCTTGGTTTGCATTTTATGCATCATCACCTTATGCATTAAACTTTTATAGATGTTCTGCAAGATGTCCAGATCAGCCTAATAATACTTCAGGTACAGCAAGTAAGATCGAATTCAAAATCGACTGGGTTGATGATCACTTTGAATTAGGTGGTGATCCTGCCGACGGTCAAAATCCAGGAACAGGAACCTATGGTCCAGATGCTGTTGATGGACAATTAACCTTAAATGTAAGTACAACAGAAGCAACAGGAACGCTAGTTCCAGCAAGTGCAGGTTCTTTTTCTATAGCAACACCAAATGTTGTTATTGGTCCAATTTTAGTAGCCTAGAAATTTTCTTCCCCCTAGTTAAGCATAATAAATAATATGCACATATAACTAGGAGTTAAAATGGAAGAAGAATTTAAAAAAGCCTTAGATTTTTCCAACTATAGACAAACGTTTTCAATCCAAAGGAAAACCCTTAAAGAACGGATTGATGCTAGACTAACCTATGGTCATAATGGTGGAATTTTCAAAATCGACAGAACACTTCTTAACTTTGTAGAAATGCTAATCTATAAAGACCGATCAGAAGATGTTGTAATACTAGACGCAAACGAAAACCCAATTCTAGTAAAAAATCTAGTGGAATTCAGAGAAGAAATATTTGATAGATATTTCACAGCAACTAACGAATACTACAAAGAGTTTCAAGATTTAAAAAGAAGCCGTTCAGTAGAAAAATTGGTAACAAGTGAATGAACAAAGGCGTACTGATATTTGCACATAATAACAGGCAAGTTGATTACGCTAGAATGGCGTTGGTGTCTGGTAAACTGGCTAATAAGCATCTAGGTGTTCCTGTTAGTTTAGTTTCTGATGAATCAACAATTGCTTGGATGAAAGAATCTAAGATCTATGATAAAGCGGTAACGCTTTTTGATAAAATCATAGTCACCGAACGCCCACCAGAAGATCAAAACAGAGTTATGTATGACGGTAAAGAAAAAGTAGTTTCTCTGTTTAAGAATAGTAATAGAAATAGTGTATGGGATTTAACACCTTATGATAGAACACTATTAATTGATACTGATTATTTTATTTTTTCTAATATGTTAAATGATTACTGGGACGTTAACAGTGATTTGCTAATATCAGAAAGTTATAATGATATATTAGGATCTGAAAGAATAGGATATCTTGACAAATATATTTCAGATACTGGTATTAAAATGTTATGGGCAACTACAGTTATGTTCACCAAGAATGAAAATACGAAAGTGTTTTTTGATCTTGTAGAACATATTAGAAGAAATTATTCTAGGTTTGCAGATATTTACAGATTTGATAATAGAATTTATCGTAATGATATTTCTTTTAGTATTGCTAGACACATATTATATGGATTTGAAACAGACAATGATTATTCTTTACCTCCTGTGTTTAGTTCTATTGATAAAGACATTTTATATAAAATTGATAATGATTTAAATTTATTATTTTTAGTAAACACTCCTAATAGAGAAAACTATTATGCCGCAAGTGTTAAGAATAGAGATGTTCATATTATGAACAAACAAAGTGTAACACGTAACTTAGATAGATTATTGGAACTGATATGAACTTTGGATATTTAATTGTAGTAAGTAAAAGTACAGAAGCAGACTATCCTTTACTAGCATATGCTTTGGCTCTTAGT